TTGGGTGGCACGTATGTGTTAGAGTCAAAGAATTACATGAAATATATTGATGACACGGGTTGGACAGTATTCCCAACAACAGGGTTGGCTCTTTGGTTGAAGGCTGATAGTTTGACACTTGATAATGGTGCGGCAGTAACACAATGGAATGATTTATCAGGAAATTCAAGAAATTTCACACAATCAACAGGTAGTTTACAACCTTCCTATGTTGAATCTGATACAGATTTCAATAAAATGCCTGTAATCAATTTCGACGGTTCTGATAAATTAGAACTTGCTTTTGACGCTGGCTTAAATACTAACGAATTTACTACATTCATTGTTACAGCCGTGAGTTCCGACACTGATGCTATTGAAGCAATTATTGACAGTCGAAGCGCGTCACCCGTAACTCGTTCAGGATTCAATTTCTATGCTGATATGAGAAATAGTGGCGGAGCAAACAATTGGGAATTTTGGGTTGGTGCTGATAGCAGTTGGTCGGCTATCAGCGCAGGTAGTTCAACAGTTTCAACGAGTGGCGTTCCGTCTATTTTGGTGGGACAAATTAGCGGCGGTGACGGTGCAGGTGCTTCAGCCACCCAACTCTTCCGTGTCAATGGAACGCAAATCGGGACAGCCACGCCTACGTTCTACAAATCCACAGCAGATGCATCACAAATAGGCACGAATGCGACATCATCGTATCAATTGAATGGGGATATGGCGGAGATTATTCAGTATAATCGGGCTTTAACCACAGCCGAAATTGAACGAGTTGAAGCCTATCTTGGTGCAAAATACGGTATCGCCGGGCCAACTGCTTCAGACTTTTCTAAGACGAGTAATCCATACGAAACGGCAATCTTCCCTGCTATCTTGAAACAAACCAATTGGACAGATAAAAGCATAAAATTCCTTGTGCGACCTGTACGTATGCTTGACAAGCAACACGTTGAGATTTTCCGTCCAAACAACTCACTACACAGTAGTTCGCCTCAATACGGTTCGACAGCCTATGGCGCTACAGCAGGTGGTAAGTACGGCGTATTCGCTTACGAGATGCCGAATGCACGTGCATCATCTGTGTACATGCGTGGTACTAATCCTGATACGAATCCACCCTATGTCCCTGTATACAGAATTGTTCCCGGTGCGAGCGATAGTGTGCCTGTGGGTGTAGGACCGAAGATTCTCGGTGCGGGTATGACTGACTTCGACAAGACAACAATCGGAACCACAGTTAGTCGTTTGGTCATCAGTGAGAATACTTTGCAACATCATCGTTCGGATGCTTCTCGTAGAAGAACAATAGTCACAGACGATGAGGTTGAGTATCAAAGTGATTTCAATGTCCAACCGAGATTCAGTCAGTCTCTCCATCCTAAAGGCCATAAAGGGGATGTGTCCTTCAACACATCAGACCATAGTGGTGATGCTGCATGATGCCGATGGACGACGCTTGGGGTTACCTTGAGAAGAAACTTTGTCCTGAAGGTAAAGCGGCTGCTAAACGTAAGTTTGATGTTTACCCATCAGCATACGCAAACGGTTGGGCCGTGCAATACTGCAAGGGTAAATTCCGTAAGAAGAAAAAGGGGAAGAAGAAATGATTTCCTTTGAAGAAGCATGGGCTATTATCAAAGCCAAGAAAGACGCCCCTAACTATCGGAAGGCCACTGATTCTAAGAAATGTGGTAACTGCAAAGCATGGGACTCGTCAAAAACAGATGACCCGATGACAGGTTATTGCAAATGGTATGATTTCAATTGTCGCGCTGACCACGTGTGCGATGCATGGGCGGGAAAGAAATGACTGAAGTTCTTGTCCAAAAAAATTTGAACCGATGGTTCAAGGAAAAATGGGTGGACGTATCGCGTAAAGATAAGGACGGAAAGCACCCGCCTTGTGGTCGTTCAAAAGCCAAGAAAGATAGCAAGGGTTACCCCAAATGCAGACCAAGTGTGAAGGTCAGTAGCAAGACTCCGAAGACAAGCGGCTCTATGACAGAAGGACAGAAGCGTGCCGCAACCAAACGCAAGCGTTCTAAGAAACAAGGTGTGGGTGGTAAACCCACGATAGTAAAGATGGTCAGGGTGATTTGATGAGTGATGAATTTTGTGATTGTTGTACTCCGGGTGAGATGGCATTTGAATTTCTCAAGGCGAAGAAGAAGAAGAAACCATTCCACGGTTACAACCCAAACAAACACAGTCGTAAGGGTGGACTGAATGCAAAGGGTCGAGCCGCCGCCAAGCGTAAGACAGGCGCGAATCTGAAACCACCCGTCACGACCAAGCCAAGTAAACTCAAGCCCGGTTCCAAGAAGGCCAAGCGACGCAAATCATTCTGCGCTCGTATGTCAGGTGTGAAAGGACCGACAAGTAAGAAGGGTAAGATGACACCGAAAGGTGCGGCGCTCAAGAGATGGAATTGTTAGTGATGCATTATGACATTGATTACTGATACAGCCGTAGGTCGTTTCAGTACCGATGTCAATGAAGTCATGGACCACGTGCGTAAGCCTGTGTTCGTGGACAACGCCATCCATCATGCTCGCGTAGAAGTGGCTACGGATGGCAAGAACAAAGTCACGATAGAGAAGAACAATGCAACGACATTCAAGGTTACACCTGAACGTAAGTACAAGATTGTAGAAGGTGAATCAATGCTTCAAGTGACACACAATTTAACACCGGGACACAGATACACAGGTAATCCGTTCTACGACGACAACAAGATTTCAGATACCAACCAACCTGACCTTTTGTTCAACGCTGATGTAATTTCTGAACGACTTTCACCGTCTAGCAACACCGCTGGTACGACAGGAAGAGTGTTGTTTCTTCAAAATATGAAGAATCAGCGGCTTTCTGATGTGGGTTTTTCAGGTGATAAGGTGTATTTTGCCAATCCTATTGATGTAGGTTTAAGAACTACAGACCTTGCAATCAAAATGGGGAAGAGTTTGGTGAGCGATAGCGTAACAGTCAACGTTGGTTTGCCATTGTCATCGAGTAACAGTAATTCCAAGCGACTTCATTCAACAAGATATTTGTCACAAGATTTCAATCAAGTAAATCTAAAATCAGTATTGAAATTTATTTCAAGACATGACAAGAGAATGATTTTGTTTGATAGATTTGGTAATTTGTTGTACGTCCCATTACGATTTGCTGAAGCAGAAAAAGTGATTGATGCAAATTTGAGAGTAGGACAAGAAAAAGAAGACCCAATCGATGATGCACCAAATCGTATCATTGTGCAAGGTGGGCAGAGAGCATTGAATGACTTTGCTCATGCTATTGTTGACAATGCAGAAAAGCAAGCAGGTGCTGAAGGTAGCGTTGTTGGTCAAGCAACAGTTGTAACAGACATGAGCGTGAGAACAAAGCAAGGTGCTTCAAGAATAGCAAGACAAATTCTTCGTGCAAACGTTGCCGATAGGGGTAGTCTATCAACTTCAGGTCACATGTCGGTTACAGATTTAAGACCCGGTGATACAGTTGAATATGCAGGACAACAAAAAGCCGTTGTCGAGGTGACACATCGGTTACCCGAAGGTATCAGTGATTTGGTTTTGATGAATGTTGATACAGGATTAGAAGGTGTTTTGACAGGTATCAGAGAGGGGGCGGTGATTGAAAGTGAACCAACCAATCCTGTTACTGTAGTACAAAAAGAAACTATGAATTTGAATTTCTTTGGAGAGATAAAAATTAATGTAGGTTTAAATATACTACAGCGTGGCGTTGGAACATCAAAGATGTTGTTGGGTGGTACTAAAGGAACCAAAACAAGAGGAAAAATTGGGAAGAATGGATTCAAGATTGGTGCTAACAAGCGCGGTATAAGACAAGTAGGAGTAAGATAATATGCCGGTTTCAAATCATTTACGAAGGTTACTCACCAAGACAATCGCAGACAATATCAACGAGGTGATATTGGGTTTCGATGGTACTTCAGCAACTTCTTCAGATGGCTCGGCTGGAAGGCCCGCTATCACACTCACGCCTATCGTAACAGTTGTTGACGATGACACTGTGTTGATTGAAGCCACCCTTCCCTTCGCAGATTCATTCGATGAAACTATCAAGGAGGTCTATGTCCAATTTCGTGGGGCAAGTAGTTTTACACCCATCGGACGTTTCACGACACGACCAATCACAAAAACAACAACCAATGAGTTGGTAATTCT